CGCCAAAAAGGCAGACAAAGATGCAGACAAAGTCCTTGCGAAAGCAACGAAAACAGTCAAGTCTAAAGCCAAAAAGTCTAAGCCTGTCGCTAAGGCTAAGGCCAAGGTAGTTAAGAAAAAGTAATGCCCTTAAAAAAAGGTAGCAGTCGTAAGACAATATCTGCTAACATAAGTGAATTAACACGCAGTGGCAAAAAACAAAAAACTGCCATTGCAATTGCTCTACAAGCAGCAAGAAAAAAGAAAGGTAAAAATAATGGAAAAAGTAAAAGGCGTTAAGCCAAGCGTAAACATCAAAGACCAAGGTACTGTTAAGTATTCAACACCTGAAAAAATTGCTAATGGCGGTAAGCCAGGTAGACATGGCGCTGGTAAATCTCGTGGTGGCGGAGCTGCTTTGAGAGGAACTAAGTTTTATGGAGTTTGCTAAATGGCAATTAGTGATGCTTTAACTGCACCAACTGGCGTGCAGAATCAGATGGTTGGTCAACCCTCTAGAGTACCTGGCTACTCTCAAGGCCTAGGTCAAGCACCTGGCCAGATGGCATTACCACCAGAGCCTATGCCAATAGGCAGGCCCACAGCAGTTGTAGGTGGTCCAGCATATTTTACCCCTCAAGGATACAATGCCCCACCTCAACCTACAGAAGCTTTCATGCCAACTGATAGAATGCCTGATCCAATTGGACAACAGTTCATGCGTCAAATGCAATCTCCTATGGGTCAACAATTTCAACAACAGTATGAAGCAACTCAAGCCCCAATCAGAGAAGCTGAGATGGCACAGCGTGCTGAAGAGCAGGCCGCTCAAGATGCAAGGTTCCAAGAAATGATGGATCGTATTGCAGAGCTTGAAGGTCAGTTGGCTACACCAGAACCAACTCCAATGCCTGAGCCTGAACCTTATGTACCAGGCGGTCCTTTTCCGGGAATACCAGATTTTATAAGAGACTTAGATTTTAGAGATCTTCCTGACTTCTCAAACTTTGACTACGATGACATCATGAATCAATATAGAGACAGAATGGAAATGGGTGAACCAGAGCCAATAGAAAGTTTCTTGCCTGATATTAGCGATCTTCCTCCAGTGGGTCTTAATCCACCACCAGGTGGTTTTGATGGCAAAGAGCCAAGATTCACAACCATGCCAGTACCAGATGGACCTCGTGGTCCCGGAATGAATATAGGTGATATGTTAGAAGGCAGAGTAACAAGGATGCCAGTTGGAGATCCAAAACCTATTTATACACCACCACCAATGGTTCCTAACACACCCAAAATACCTACAATACCAAACATAGATTTTTCAAACTTACCTAAGTTTGATTTACCAACCACTGGCGGGAGACCAATGATTCCAGACTTTGGAAACATTAATTTAAGATAAACATTACATCGGCAGGAGAGAGCCATGGACAGCGTAAAACTTGCGGAGTATTTTTTTAAGACTCTGCGCAAAAGAGAACAAGATTTAGTTGACAGTCTTTCAGCAGGGAATGTACAATCCATGGAAGACTACAAATATCATATGGGTGCGTTATCGGCGGTTCGCTCACTCATAGACGATTTAAAAGAAACGCTGCATATGGATGATATCGATGAATGACAAAGTCGCAGAAAATATAGAAGAAAAAGAAGAAGCCTCATCAGAACTTGATCATGCTTTTGTAAAAGAAGAAGCAAGAGTTCTAGACCCCAAACTACTAAACAAATCATTGTTAGACAGAATGCCAACTCCAACTGGATGGCGTATTCTTGTTCTGCCTTATAGAGGTAAAGGTGTTACTGAAGGCGGTATTCAGCTTGTTAAAGAAACCATGGATAGAGAGTCTCTATCTACAGTGGTTGCTTACGTTCTAAAGGTTGGTCCTTTAGCTTATAAAGAAACAGAAAAATATGGGAACAAACCCTGGTGTCAAGAAAAAGACTGGGTGTTAATTGGCAGATATGCTGGTTCTCGTTTTAGATTAGAAGATGACCATGAGGTTAGAATCATTAATGACGATGACATCATTGGAACAATTCTAGATCCTGATGATATTAAATCTTTATAAGAGAGGTAAAGCATGGCAAACGAAGCAGAAAATTTAGACATAGAAATTACAGACGAGAAGATTGAAAAGGCAGCAGTGCCTGAGAAAAGACGCGTTGAAGAAGATGTAAGCGATGAACCTGTTGAAGTTTCATTGGGCGATGATTCTCAAGAAGTTTCTCCTGTAACAGAAGACGAAGTTAAAGAAGACTTTGAAGTTTCTCCTAAAGTAGAGGAACAAGCAAAAGATTTATCTGAGGTAGAGAAGAGAGCATCTCTAGCGCAAAACAGAATTAACAAAGCAGTTGCTCAGGCCAAAGAGTTTCAAAGAAGAGAGCTGATGGCTGTTCAATACGCTAAAGATCTTAAAGATCAAAACGAAAAATTAAGACAACAACAGAAGTCTTTCTCCAGTAGTTACAGCGATGAGTTCACCAACAGGGTTGAATCTCAAATGACTTTAGCAAAACAAGCTTTGAAACAAGCAACAGAAGCCCAAGATGCAGAAGCAATGGCTTCAGCTACTGAAGCTTTAACTTTAGCTACTACTGATAAAGCTAAACTTGAGCAATATTCTCAAGCGCAAAAGCAGTATGAAGCACAAGAAGCTGCTTATATTCAACAACAACAAAATCAACCTCAAGAGCAATATACTCAACCAGCTGAAGAGTTTAATGAGCCATCACCTAAAGCCAGAGAGTGGGCGCAAAAGAATACTTGGTTTGGACAAGACCAAGTTGCAACATCAGTTGCCTTTGCTGTTCACAAGCAATTAGAGAATGAAGGCTTTGACACTGACTCAGATGAGTATTATAGTGAGATTGATAAGAGGGTAAAACAAGAATTACCCCACAAGTTTAACGTGGAAGCGAAGAAAAACGTCCAAACAGTCGCTTCAGCCACACGCAACACATCGACTGGACGCAAACAAAATCGTATTCAATTGACGCCAAGCGAGCAGGCATTAGCCAAAAAGCTTGGAGTGTCATTTAAAGATTACGCAATACAAAAAGCGAGGCTACAAAAATCATGAGCAAGAAAGAGATAAAAGTAACGAGAGCAAATAGTAACGATGACAGAGCTCCTAGAGACTCAGAAGCCAGAAGCAAATCTGAAAGGCCAAAGGCCTGGAAGATGCCTTCAGCTCTTGAGCTTCCAGAAGAGGCTGTAGAAATTGCAAAATCTCAAGGGATTGTTTATCGATGGGTAAGAGAATCTGTGGCTGGACAAGATGACAAAACGAATGTCTCAAAAAGATTTCGTGAAGGATTCGAGCCAGTTAGACCAGAGGAACTCCCCGGATTTCATGATTTGCCTATAGTCGATGATGGTCGACATGCTGGAATTATTGGTGTTGGTGGGTTAATACTGTGCAAAATACCGAAAGAAATCGCAGATCAGCGTAATGAATATTTCGCTAGCCAAACCGAAAACCAAATGAGTGCAGTAGAGAACGACCTGATGCGTGAAGAAAATCCTGCGATGCCAATCTCGAGAGAGTTGAAATCAAGGGTAACATTTGGCGGAGGTAACAAAGGATAACTTTGTTAACTCTTTTAATAAATTTAATTTAGGAAATAACTATGGCAAACCAAAATGCTGCTTTCGGCTTAAAACCTAATAGCAAACTGGGTAGTAATGTAAACTCTGAAGGGACTACAGAATACTCAATTGCTTCTGGTGCAAGCGGAAACATATTTTCAGGCGATCCAGTTAAGATGGCAAGTACAGGTACTATTTTAGTAGCTGCTGCTGGCGATCAATTACTGGGAGTCTTTAGGGGATGCAGATATACTGATTCTAGTGGAGAAGTAATTTATTCTTCTTACTGGCCTAACGGTACTGTCTCATCAGACGCGGTGGCTTTCGTTGTTGACGATCCTAATGCATTATTTGAAGTACAAAGTGCTGCAACTGGTTCAGTTGTACAAACAGTTGTTGGTAACAATGCTGATATTGTATACACTGCTGGTTCAACTGTAGACGGACAGTCTGGAGTTGAAATTAGTGGAACTACTGCTGCTACTACTGCTCAACTTAGAATTGTTGGGTTTTCAGGAGATCCTGAGAATAATACTTTAGGAACTGGTTCTCAATCAGCAAACGTTAACATGATAGTCAAAATTAACGAGCACTTCTATGCTCAAGTAACAGGAGTTTAAATAATGGCTATTAATCGTTCACAATTAGCTAAAGAGCTAGAACCCGGTCTAAACGCCTTGTTTGGGATGGAGTATAATCGTTATGAAAACGAGCATGCTGAAATCTTTGACACTGAGTCATCAGATAGAGCATTTGAAGAAGAAACCTTAATCGTAGGTTTCGGTAACGCACAAGTAAAAGCTGAAGGAAACGGAGTCGCATTCGACAACGCTTCAGAAGGCTATACTGCAAGGTACTCTCACGAGACTGTGGCGTTAGCATTTGCACTAACTGAAGAAGCTATCGAAGATAACCTCTATGACAGATTAGGCGCTAGATACACTAAGGCTCTAGCAAGATCTATGGCACATACTAAGCAAGTAAAAGCTGCTTCTGTGTTGAACAATGCTTTCTCATCCAGCTTTACTGGTGGAGACGGAGTATCACTTGTGAATACTTCTCACCCATTAACTGGCGGCGGAACATTCTCAAACAGACCAAGCACTTATACTGACTTAAATGAGACTTCATTAGAAGATGCAATCATTTCTATCTCAACTTTTGTTGATGACAGAAACATGATTCTTGCTCTACAAGGAACTAAGTTGATCATTCCACCACAATTACAATTTGTGGCTGATAGATTGCTCAACACTCCTGGTAGAACAAGCACTTCTGACAATGACATCAATGCTATTAAGAACATGGGAATGGTCCCAGAAGGTTATTCAGTTAACCATTTCTTAACAGACAACGATGCATGGTTCTTGAAGACTGATTGTCCTGATGGTTTTAAACACTTCGAGAGATCTCCTCTTTCAACTTCTATGGAAGGTGACTTTGATACTGGCAACGTCAGATTCAAAGCTAGAGAAAGATATTCTTTTGGTTTTTCAAACCCAAGATGTGTCTTTGCATCACAAGGTGCATAAATCCAATTTCATTGGTAAAGGGAGCTTCGGCTCCCTTTTTTTTATTTAAAATAAATATTTGTTTATTTTTAGTTAATAAGTGTATAATCCAAGAAAAGACCGTGAGGTTTTATGAATACAGGATTACATGAATCTATAAGCTTGGCCAACTCTCCATGCAATGGAGTATGCTCAACATCCATGGCTCCGTTTGACGATATATGTCAAGGCTGTGGCAGAAATGTTGAGGAAATAAGAGATTGGGAAACATTTCCAGAGTTTCAAAAAAAAATAATTAACGTTACAAACTGGCTTAAAGGATATGACATTCGTCAAAAAAACGATAGAATAAATGTTATGTCCGCAGATTCAAAACAAAAAATTAAAGATATTCAAGGTAGATTAATCACCATTCAATCTCTTATAGAGATGGTTGGTAAAGATATGATTGATGAATTTGGAAAAGATCCAATTATAAAAGAATCATATAAAGCTTTGTTTGACTCTAGAGAATTAATTTTAGAATCAAAAGAACACTTCCCCCAAGAGCCCTAAAGTAGTATAGTTATCTAAACCGAGGTAACTCGTTGCACCAACTGACTCGGCAGACTTACTCCAAGATGGGGCAACATATTTAGTTAGGAGACAATAATGGCTAAATCAACTTTTTCAGGTCCAGTCAAATCATTGGCAGGATTTATTTCAGCAGGGGTTAATAACTCTGTTTCTTTAACCGCAGATACTACATTAACAGTAGATGCACACGCAGGAAAAATCTTGTTGTGTAACGATGCAGATGGTAAATTTACTTTGCCTTCAATCGTATCAACAACACCAAGTGATCCTACAGATCCTAATCAGACAAACAATATTGGTGCTACTTTCAATTTCTATATTGAAACAGCAGCTACTGATCTTGATATTAAAACTGATGGAACTGACAAATTCAAAGGCGCAATCCTTATCGCTATCGATGATAGTACAAAGAAAGCTTTTGTTCCAGGCGCATCTAATGATGTTATAACAATGAATGGTTCAACTAAAGGTGGAATCGTGGGAAGTATTGTTAGCTGTACAGCTATCGATACTGCTACATATCTTGTTCATAATTCATTATTAATTGGTTCAGGAACTATAGTTACACCATACGCTGACGCTTAATTTTAGGAGCTAATTATGGCAGATGCAGTAACTTCAACAACTCTGTTAGACAGTGATAGGCTTGCTATTATTCAGTTGACTAATACATCTGATGGCACAGGTGAGTCAGCAGTCGTAAAAGTAGATGTTAGTGCTTTACAGCCTAACAACTTTGGCAAAGCATGTACTGGTGTTCGTCTTGCAAAAATTTGTTACTCAACCTTTGGGATGAGTGCAAAACTTTTGTGGGTTGCAACCACTAATACTATTTGCTGGGACTTAAACGAAAACTATGCTGATTCAGAAGACTTTACAGAGTTTGGCGGACTGGTAAATACAGCAGCAGCTGGTGGAAAAACAGGAGACATAGCTCTTACTACAACTGGTCACACAAGTGGCGATTCGTATGTAATAGTGTTAACTGTGATTAAAGACTTCGCTGCTTAAATTTTTGTAGCAGTGCGTTAAGTGCTGCTACATTTTTATTATGGTAGTAAAAAGAAAAGCAAAACCTATACGCAGAATGATCCTAACTCAAGAATACGTCAAGCAAGACGAAGGTGGAAATGTTAAATGGCTAAAGCAAAAAGTGGTGGAAAGATATGCCCAAAAGGAAAAGCATGGGCTAAAAGAACTTTTGATACATATCCTAGCGCATATGCAAATATGGCCGCATCTAAATATTGCAAAGATCCAAACTATGCTAAAGGATCTAAAAAGAAAGCAAAGAAAATGAAAAACGGTGGGCTTGTTAGCATCAAAGGGCAAGGTATCGTAATGAAAGAAAGACTTAGATAATGGGACAGCTAAAGGAATGGCGTAATCAAAAATGGGTTCGTATAGGAACTGATGGGTCTATTTTAGGAGAATGTGGAACAAGTCCAGATAAAAAAAATCCAGATCGTTGTTTGCCAATGTCAAAAGCTAAAAGTCTTTCAAAAGAAGAAAGAGCCGCTACAGCAAAAAAGAAAAAGTCTGAAGGAGGGACAGGCAAGACTGTTGTAGCAAATACATCAAAAGCAAAAGTAAAATTAAAAAATGGCGGTGAGGTAAGGAGAATCGCTAGAGGTTGTGGTAAAGTAATGAGCGATAGACGAAAGAAAACTAAATTTTCATAGGAGCAATTATGTTTAAAAAAACTAAAGGCTATTCCAAGGGTGGCAAAAAAGGTGGAGTAAAACCTAAAGGTATGTCTAAAGGTGGAATGACCAAAGGATATAAAAAGGGTGGCATGACCAAAGGCTACAAAAAAGGCGGAATGACTAAAGGCTACAAGAAAGGTGGCATGACTAAAGGATATTCTAAAGGCGGAAAAGTAAGCAAGTAAAAGTGCCTTATTTATATAGTAATATACCCCACTTTAAGTGCTGGGTAAGGAGAGAGTACACGCATAACCATGAGCAATATCATGGTGAGTTCTTGCATGCAATGGCTGTTGGTGTCACCACTATGCCAAATCGTTGTTTAAGTTTTCATATTATATTTACTGGTGTAGAAGCTGAAGACGAGCCAGAAGATACAGTTCATGGTGGAGCTATGTGGGCTCGTATGCCTATTACAGCTTTAGTTGGCGATACTCCTTTTGAAGAGTGGCCTAAACCAATGGCGGTGCATGATGCTCAACCTTGGGATTGTTCTTCTCACCATAATTCTGTTTATGTTATTGATAGGGCCACTCCTTGTCCTTGGTTAGCTAAAATAGACGGTAAAATGTTTCCAGCAAAATATTATTTTACTGTTGATTATGCAGAAAGCGAGATAGCAGATGATCCTGCTCAACATAAAAGTAGTCATGTTTTAGAGTTATTAGACGCTGGTGAGTGGACTGGAAACATGGTGGCTTTGCCAAACAATAGAGTTAGGGTTACACACCCGGCTTGGTTCCAAGTTGGCTCTGGTGCACCTGACTTTAGACCATCTCAACATATACATTATTCTAAATCTGATTTAGACTATACCTTAGATGTAAATCGAGTTTTCGATAATTTATATAACGAGGATGAATAATGGCTGATCTATCGGTTGCTCAAAAAAGAAAATTAATAAAAGAACTTAAAGGTGCTTCTAAGCTTCATGCAAAGCAAGCAGCTCAAATAGAGAGATCTTTAAAAAAAGCTAAAAAGAAAAAATAATGTCAGTTTCAGGCAGTACAGACTTTGAACCAAATGTAGCTGAGTTCGTAGAGGAAGCATTTGAAAGATGCGGCCTAGAGCTTAGAACTGGTTATGATTTAAAAACTGCAAGACGGTCTATTAATCTTATGCTTGCTGAATGGGCTAACCGTGGTCTTAATCAATGGACGATAGAGCAGGCAACGCAAACTGTTACTGAAGGTCAAAATGATTACACTTTAAATTCTAACGTTATTGATATATTGGATTGTTCAATAAGAAGAAACACTGATGGAACTAATTTAGATCTTCAAATGTCTATGATCAGTAGAAGTGAATATTTAAACATTCCAACCAAATCAACTAAGTCTAGACCTTCTCAATTTTTTCTAGATAAACTTACTACCCCTATTTTAAAAATATGGCCAGCTCCAGAAAACTCTACTGACGTATTGGTTTTTAACAAGCTCGTAAGAATGGATGATGCTGATGCCGGGACTAACACCATGGATATGCCTTTTAGGTTTTATCCTTGTTTTGCAGCTGGGCTTGCATATTACATTGCAATCAAAAAAGCTCCTGACAGAGTTGGCATGTTAAAACAAATGTACGAAGAAGAGTTTGAAAGAGCTTTATCACAGGACGAAGATCGAGCTTCATTTAGAATAGCTCCTTACAAACCAGGCTGTTAACCATGGCATACGCTACAGGTAAGTATGCAATCGCACAATGCGATAGATGTTCTTTTGAGTATCCTCTTAATCAATTAAAAAAAGAATGGAACGGTCTTAAGACTTGTCCAGAGTGCTGGGAACCTAAACATCCCCAGCTAGAGCCACTTCCTCATGTAATGGATCCAGAGGCTTTATACGAGCCTAGACCTAATACAGATAAAGAGGTAGGTGAAGGATATGTAGTTGTTATCTATACAAACATTTATGAACAACACTATATGAGCTCAGATATTATAGGATCAAATTTTTTGGTTCCTCAATCAACTGGTGATATTGGAACTATAACTGTTAGCACAGATGGATCAGTAACACCTAGTCCTAGCCCTACTCCTAGTCCAACACCTAGCCCAACAACCTATACAGTAACTGTTGCTAGTTATTATGGATCTAATTATTTTTATATAGATGGATCTAGAGCTCCAACTCTTTCTTTAACAGAAGGACAAACTTATAAATTTGATCAATCTGATAGCACAAACAGCAATCATCCATTAAGGATTTCAACCACTGCAAACGGAACTCATGCTGGTGGATCTGAATATACAACAGGTGTTACAACAAGCGGAACTCCCGGAAGCTCAGGAGCATACACTCAGATAGAAGTTGCATCAGGAGCACCTACGCTTTATTATTACTGTACTAACCATTCAGGCATGGGTGGCCAATTAAACACTTAATATGAGCAGTCCTTTAACATTATCAGAATTAAAAACATTGATTCAAAGCTATGTGCAAAATAGTGAAATTACTTTTGTTAACACTCTTGATGACATAATTAAAAATACTGAAGAAAGAATATTTGAATTGGTTCAGTTTGATTATTTTAGAAGAAATGTTCAAGGATCTATGACAGCTGGCTCTAGATTTTTAACAGCACCAGATGATTTTGAATTGTCTTTTTCTCTTGCATGTATAGATAGCACAGGTAAATATTATTATCTTGATAAAAAACATCCAAGTTTTATGCAAGAATATAATCCAAATCCAACAGATTCAGGGGCGAGAGGTCTTCCTTTATATTATGGCGATTTTGATAAAAACTTAAATACTGGAACAGAAGAAACAAGTTTAATTATTGCTCCAGTTCCAGACCAAAACTATACAACTGAACTTCATTATTTATATAAACCCAAATCCTTGGTTACAGACACAACAGGCACTTGGATGTCTGATCATGCTAGAAATGGATTGTTGTATGGCTGTTTAGTAGAAGCTTATACGTTTATGAAAGGTGATCCTGATATGATGGGTTTATACGAAAACAGATTTCAACAAGAAATGGCTAGGCTGAAAAACAAAGCTGAAGCACGAGGAAGGAGAGACGAATACAGATACGATTCGCTTAGAACAACGGTTACATAAAGGAGAGAGAAAATGAAACCAATCAAGAAGCTTGAAGGTAAGACTGTGGCTATTGTCGGTATGGGCAAAAGTTGGTTTGATTATA